TGTACTTCATGCCAGCCTTTGCACCGAAGGCAGCATCGGTATCTTCAAACTTGGCAACAGACACTTCGCCGTAGAAGTCAAGCTTTTCGGCAATAGGGGTGGAGAAGCCAGTCTTGGCCGAGAAGCCAACTTCAGCGTCTCCGCCGTCAGGCATGGCGACAGATGGGCCGCCTTGCAGGTAAAAAGCGTCCTGCTCGTAACCCACGTGAGCGTCAAGCACACCGCCCAGGCTGTCGCTTCCGCTCCAGCCGTGGTTGTATTCAGGGTTCAAATAGAAACCATCAGCCAGAGCAGGGGAAGCGGAAAGAGCCGCTGCGCCAGCAACGCAGAAAACAGACTTAAGCATTTTGACGAACAAAACCTTGGGGCAGATTACTTACCTTGACCCCGCGGCTGCTTACGCCCATGTGACGGTTTGGAATGTTGTCCATGTCCTTGGCGCGTTTTTTTGGGCTTTCCAGGAACAAAAGATTGCCCCATCAGGCTTTTACGCTTAGCCATTAACCTCTAAATTGCCGATACTTCTGACTCAAGCCAGTGTACAGCCCGTGCATTGGATGATAAGGGTCATCACGCTTGTCAAACAAGTACAACTCTTCAATCCATTCTTGGCGATTGTTCATCGCTTCGATATCCTCCGCACCAGGCTTGCACGGAATCATTGGATCTGGACGTTCCATCAGGACGGCTTCGTTGGCCAAATCACACTGTAAGGGAAGCCCTCTTGGCTGGGAACATCCCGCAAAGCTTGGCGATACTCCGTCCAAGTTGACGCAACACCAGAATCAGGCAGCTGTGTCCAGTCGGTTTCAGCAAGCAGCTCGTTGCGTTGCTCGCGAATGTTTTCTGCTGCTACGACAGAGTCAAGCTGCACCTTGGTCCAGACTTCAGTCCACGTTCCATCGATAAGGCTGCAGCTGCGCTCAAGCGTGTCAGTGCGTGGATTTGTCTCTGGTGCGGTTGCTGCAGTGACGCGATAGACACCGTAAGTTCCAAGCTCCGCGTCTGGCACGGTTGCAGGAAACGATACGTTCGGGTTGTCACGACGCAAATCGCTGATCGTGTACGGGAAACGCTCAACGGCGTTGCCGGAAGCTTTGACAAACATGAGTTTTAACCCAGAGAATACTGGTCGATGCCGTCACCAGCAGTGCCCACAACATACATGTGTTCACCATCGGGAGAGATATACAACGCTATCGGACCTGTCTCTTGAGTGGCTACGGAAAAAGAACTATCTGCAGTTTGGCCAACGTCACTGGTTATTGAGTATGCCGTGCTCAAATCCCATTGCACAACCGAGTCACTCTTGCGGTCTACCGTAAAAATTTTAGTGCCATCATCTCCTTTTATAAAAAGGCCAGAAGGCTCCATCGCGGTAGCGACAGCCGCACTTGTACTGTGATGACTGCATGTTGAAATATCCCAAGCAGTAGACAGTGTGTAGCGATCTAAATCATCGGCACCTGCAATCCCGCAGATATACATGTTTTCACCGGAATCGTCAAAACACATGGCGCGAAAAACACCTTGCTCGTTTTGCACGCTAAAAAACTGCGTATAGCTGGCAGTGCTTAAATCCCAAGCTGTGGACAGCGAATACTGAACTACTCTGTCGGAAAGTCCATCACCAACATACATTTCAGTTCCGTCAGTTTTGAAAAATAAATTTCTTGGCGCGATGTTGTAAGTCTGATTTGTTGTGAACGAATTCACGGTAGATCCGTGCGTGCTTATATCCCAAGCTGTTGAAAGGTTCGTTTCGCGGATGGTATCGTCAGCATCCAAAGTATACACTTTGGTGCCATCAGGCTTAAAAAAGATTCCGTAAGGGTTTGCTCCAATGTTTACCGTGTCAAACCGAACAAAGGTTGCGGTGCTAACGTCAGGCCAAACAATTGCAGTTTCACCAACATTTCCAGCAGCAGCAGTAATAAGCGCCTTGCCCAGCATTAGGCATAGCTCCCGACATATGCACCATACAGAGTAGTGCTAACTTTCCAGAATACAAACGCATCGTTTGCCGTCAGTGTTGGTGCGCTATTACCTGAGCTAGTCACCCAAGTAGTGGTCGGCCAAGTAATTGTGTAGCTCGCTCCGGCATTGAGCAGCAACACAACCATCTGACCTTCTTCCAAGGCTTCTGTGAAAGTCGTGTTTGCAGCGACAGTTTTATACTGAATGCTTCCGTTGGCTGGATCGATACTCGTGCCAGTCAAAGAGTAAGCGGTCTCTTTCAGCTCTGTGAACGTCTGCTGCGCTGTAAAAGACTGAGCGACGCTTGTGCAAGCCAACCTGGCTACGGCACTGCCATCTGTTTTGCTGAAAACAGCGCCGTTATCCGTACGCACCAGCAGTTCAGCAGTTTGGCTGAAATCACCAACAACAGGATCACTGGTGCCGCGCTTGTGACGGATTACATTTGCCATCAGAACGTTCCACCGTCAACAGTTGAGTTGTTGGATAGGTAGTCAGTACCCTCGGTGGCGGCAGTAAATGCACTGGTGCCGTTGCCTTTCAGAATGCCGGTCAATGTCGTTGCGCCAGTACCGCCGTCGCCAACCGCAAGCGTTCCGGTAATTGCAGACGCCCCAAGATCAACAGCAAGCTCGGTCGATTCAATGACGAGGCCGCCGTTTGCCTTTAGGTCAACGCTGACCGTAGAACCCGAAACATCAATGCCATCTCCTGCAACCGGAGCGCCTGCTGCAGCAGCAATTGTGATCGAGCCACTGCCTTCGGTAATGGTGATGTTGCTACCAGCCGTCAGCGTGGCAAGCGTGTAACCAGTGCCGTTGCCGATTGCAAGTTGACCGTTGCTTGGGGCAGCAGTAAGACCAGTGCCGCCGTAGGCATAGCCGATTGCCGTGCCGTTCCAAACACCAGTAGCGATGGTGCCGACGGAAGTCAGGCTGGAAGAAGTAACACCAGAGCCAAGAGTGCTACCGCTGAGAACGCTCGTTCCAGCAATCTTAAATTCTTTGCCGGATGCAAGATCAATGTGCTCACTGCTGGTCCAGCTGTCGGTGCTGTTGACCCAGTTAAAGGTTTTATCGGTTGCACCTTTTAGGGTGATGCCGCCACCGTCAGCGGTTGTGTCTGACGGAGTAGCAACAGAACCAAGCTCGATGTTTTTGTCATCCACCGTCACCGTGGTGCTATTCACGGTCGTGGTCGTGCCATTAACGGTCAGATCGCCGCCAACAGTGACGTTCCCGGTCGTCTCAAATGTGGCAATCGTCGCACCACTAAAATCCAGCGTGCCCGTGTAGGTCTTGTTGCCGGAAATAGTTTGAGCAGTCGTCAGCGTTGAAAACGCGCCAGAGCCTGCAATTGCAATGACTGAGCTGGCAGCACCACCACCGGCATCGCCGAAGCCATAGTAGAGAATCGAATCAACTTCAGAAAAGGCGGGTTCCGAAGGCGCAAGGCTGCTTGGAGCGCCAGACGCACCACCAGAAGCACGCTTTTTCAGTCGGATGGTGTTGGCCATGGCTTAGAAATTGCCTCCAAGGACAATGGTCGAAATAGTCCAGGTGTCGTCAGCCTTGTACGTGCCAGCAGTGCTGTCGTAATAGACGACGCTTTTGTCTACTTTAGCCGAATCTGAAACAGTTATTCCAGATGCGCCTGCAGGGCCTTGCGGACCTGCTGGACCAGCCGTCGTCGCCGTAACCGTTGTCGTTACAGGTGTTTTGACAACAGTTGTCTTGCCTTCCGTCGTGACGCTAACGGTGTTTTCAGTTTTCGTAACGTTAACTGTCGTCATGGTGCTGTGTACCCCTGGCTGACATAAATCACGCCTTCAAGGTAATACTCGCGATTGCCTGAACCATCCTCAAGCAAAACGTCGTACCGAAGCTCGTCAGGCGTGAACGTTGCAGTCTGTGTGTCGGTCAAACTAATCGTAATCTGACCGTTACTTCTGTCCGTGTAGGCGATGGAAAAATCGGCGTATTTAGTGGTGCGGTTTTCGTTCCAGGCTTGGGCGTAGGCGGTGTAACCCGTTAAGTCAATTACCGCATTAGTGCTGTCTTTAAACTGCAGCAGCAGCGAATAGTCCGCCCGCCGCTGGAGCGTAAAGTTATACGTCCCAGGCTGGACAGACATAGCCGTTAGGTTGCGATCAAACCAAGTGTACGCAATGCGGCTAGTGCTGACTCAAGTTTTGCCTCAAGCTCAGTGCAATACTCCAGCAGCTCAGCATTGGTGGGCGATGCAGCATCTGCAATCGTCATCGTTCCATCAGCAGTAGGCAATGTGCCTGTTGTTGCTGTTGTCGTGATGTTGGCAATGGCTGAAGGCTGAGCCGCTGCAGTTGTGCCGAAGAAACCGATCGTGTCGCCGTTGATCTCAAGTTGAGTCGTCAGCGTGCCAGCAGTTGCAACCTGCAAACGCAAGCGACCATCTTCCTCAGTGTCGGTTGCATCGACGATGCTGCCTTCAATCGCGGCAAAATCAAACTCATCAGGAGTTGCATTGTCGTTTTTGCCTCGGAAGAAAACACTGCCAAGAACGTCATCATCCTGGCCAGCGCCTGATGCGCCGCGACGGTGAAATAACGTGACATCACCACCAGATGCTGGGTCGTCAGCTGTGCATTCAGATTGAATTGCTGTTCCCGTAAGGGCGGTGGTTACATGCAGTGGATAGGCGGGTGCAGTCTCGCCAATGCCAACCTTGTCACCAAGCAACCTGATGCGGCTTGCAACCGTACCAGCAGCAGATGACATTAAATCAAGGACGCCGACTTCTGCAGCGTCAGCAGGATCGCTGATTTGAGCAAGAATTTGCGCGTAAGCGTGTGCATTTCCGCCGTCGCTTTCACCACGAAACTCAATGTTGCCGAGGTTGTCATTGGCAGCGGGTGATGCTGAGTTGCGATACAACACCACATCCGGTGCAGTGTCCAAACCTGCGTCGGTGTTTTCAATGATAACCTGATCAGTTGTGTCGGTGCTGAACAGATGCAATTGTGCTGCAGCCGTGCCAGTGCCAAGCTGAAAACCAGAAGTTGTGAATTTGCCAGTAAAGGTGGAGCTATTGCTAATTGCTACCTCATTGGCGGCAGTGCGGTAAATCCCAGACGTGCCAGCATCACTTAGGAAGCCAACAGCAGGTGCGCCAACAGTTCCGTCAGGCAAGCCGCGAAACAGGGTGCCGAGCGTGATCGACTTGTTTTTATCGACGTTTGCAGCCTCCGAAACATCGACAACAGGCAGCAGATCACCTGTTGCAGGTGATGTCAGTGCTGATAGATCTGAGATTTTACGATCAGCCATCAGTTAGCGGCCTCCAGTGCAGCAACACGTGCCAGCAAATCAGCGTGCTGGGTTTCAAGTGTTTCAATCCTAGTCTGCGCTTCCTGCAGTGCTTTAATCGCTTTCATGTAAAGCACGGAATATCGAACCGACTTTGTGACCGTGCCAAGATCGTTGCCGTCTTCGTCCAAGTCAGGGTTGTTCTTGATAAGACCTGGCGAAACGGTTTCGGCCTCTTGTGCAACAACACCAATCAGCGTTTTTGCCTCATCGCCGTAAGCAGCAACGTCATCAATAAAACGCCATTTGCGAACGCGCAAACTCTTGATGTCGTCCCATTGCGAGCCAGCATCAACAATGTCTTGCTTTAACTTTTGATCGGAAATTGCTCCATAACTATTGTCGTGATTGTCTAAGTCGCCGTCGGACCAAACCCGCATTCGCACAGTAGTTGAATCCTGGCATGCAATAAAGCTTTGACTGTTGTCGTCAGGGCTTGCGTCGTCAAAATCAATCAGGATGCCTCCCGGCGCAGTATTGTTGCTGTTTTCAACAAGTAAGGCCCATGAGATTCGATCTGAGTGGATAAAATGTGCTGTTAACGAACCAAACCTACCTGTGTCGTTAGGGTTATCTGACATATGAACCAGGCCGTCTCCAGTAATCCTCATCCGCTCCGTCGGACTTGACGCGCCATTCTCCATAGTGGAGAACACTAGGCGGCCTGGCAATTGACCAACACTAGGAGTTCCGTCTACAGCTGCGGCAATGGACGCAGCAATAGAACCAATTTCAGTTGAGCCGTCTGCTCCGGTAAAACGTATTTCCCCTAAATTGTCTCCACTTTGAACTATCGTAGTGCTGCCTGCCGTTGTCCCTCTTGATTTACCAAAGTAAAGATAAGAAGCAAAACTGTCATCTTCGTTTCTTTTTATTAAAGCGGAAGCTGCGCTGCCTGCTTCTTGGATTTGAAGCCTGGCACCTAATGAAACCGTCTCTGCGCTAGTCGTTCCAATCAGCAATCTGCCGCTGCTGTCAAGCACTGGGACAACGACCCAGTCATCATCCGCTGCATTCCGCAGTTTCAGCTGGCCTGCTGTCGTGTCGTACCACCACTGATGCGGATAAGTCGTTGTACTCGTTGCAGGATCAGTCGCGCTGCTGTTGTTGCTGACGATCGCCGCCAACGCCTTATTCAGATCGTCTCTGACGGCAGCGCCAGAGGCGTTAGCAATGACGTAGTCGGGGTGAGTGGCCATGCTTAAGTCTGTTCAGTGCCGTAGCCAACCGCTTGATACTGGAAATTACGGTCGATCGCAGTGTTGCTGCTGTCGTAGAACGTAATTGTGAACCCAGTTCGAGAGGTTGATGTCACTCTATAGTAGTCCCCTGAGGCAAGATTGAAAGCGGTGATGCCAAGACTTGGTTCTTGGTAGAAACCGTTTGCAAACGTCACTGTCTTCGCTCCAGTGCCTGATGCAATCACTGCACTGCTCTCCGTGCGTGATTCCAGCTGCATCGTGTAACCAAGTTCATCGACCAGCGGCGTCTGATCATTATGGTCGGCGGTGAGCTCAGCCTTGAACTGAAATTGCCTGCCGGTGTAAGTGCCAGACTCCATCGGTAGCCATTCGCCAAAATCGATGTCAGATTCCATTTGGATTTTGTCCGTTCCATCCTCCAGCAGGAAAAACTCGCCATTCTCAAGCAGCAGCTCTTCATCAGTCGTTGCTTGATTGCTGGTGCGGAAATAGATGTTAGCGCTGGTATCGTCTGGGAGATCGCCATCAAAATCTGACCAGCGATCAATCAACTCTGTGCGATCGTCAATCGTGTCTGCGGGATACAAACCACGAGTGGTTAGTTTGCGTGTAAACAGAACGCTAAACACACCGCCAAGA